GATACCGTTGTCCTTGATGGTCTCGGCTGCGTATATCACTCCTGCCTCCGTGCCCTCTATCGTCGGGTATATCTCATCGTCACCGTCCGAGCCATCAAAGAATTTGGTCGATTCCCTGATGCCTAGCACGTCGGCATTGCGCGACAGGATATAAGGCTGGTACTGGTCTTCCGAGAAATAGGCGGTATGGCCTCGCCATGTCACCGTGCCGTCACTGTTCTGCACACCGCCATTCGACAGCACCCATGCCTTTAGACTGTTTGTTGGGAATCCGGGCAGCATCAGATTGCCCACCGCCATATTGTTGGGAAGGGCATAGCCTGACTGCTGTGTACGGTGGTCTACGGGCCATGCATCTTTGTTGATGCCGCCAACGAAGGTCACCTCGTTCGTCGCTCCGAACGGGATATTCTGACCGTCCGTGAACACGATGCTGCAATTCGTTGTGTTTTCCTCTACACCCTCCAGCACGTCAGCACTGCCTACGTAGGCATCATACGTAGTGCCGTTATAGGTCAGACGCACCGCATAGCACTCCACATCGTTCACCTCGGTCTTGGTCTTGAAGAACGAGGCACTATATGGGATGTCGAGCTTGTTATATGTCAGACCGCCCTTCGCCACTGTCGTCACCGTACCTCCGCAGGTCACGTTCAGATTGGCGTAGTATCGCGTCGGCAGGTTCTTGTCCGAGCCGTAGGCATACAGCTTCGTGATGACAGCCTGGTCTTCGTCGGCATGACGCTCTATCTCATACAGACCGTTGCCCTTGCCGTAACGGAAGAAATGCTCCGTGGGTATGCCTTCCGCACCTATCACCACATATCTGCCCCTCACGATGAAGTTCAGCCCGAACGTGTCCTTGATATACTTACAGGCGTTCCACACCGTCATATTGTCGATGCTCACGTTCTGGTTCACCTTCTCGTAATCGCCCGACAAGGTGGGGAAGTAAAAGCCATATATCGAGTCGGCGGTTGGGCGGTCGCTGGTCGCTGTCCCCGTCGGGAAATTACTGGCCAACGCACGTTGCCTTGTCCTTTCCCAGTTCGGAGTAATAAATATCCATCGGTCCGACTCCGTGATGTTATTATCGTCGCAATATCTGTTGGCGTTCACCTGCAGCCTGTCGGCCAAATCGTCAACGTCGGAGCAGAAAAACGAGAACTTAGGCAGACTGCTGTAGTGTACGCTGTTGTCGTACAGCACATAGTCGAGCATACGCATGTCCGTCAGCTCGTAGCTCAGCGCATTGAACTTCACATTGTCATACGTGAAACCCTCGCCATACGTTCCCCTCCGTGCCTTCTTCACTACGCTGGGGTCGTAGTTCATCACAAACTTCTCACCACGGTACACCACATAGTCCCCGATCTGGAAGTTGATGGGATAGGCAGAACGTAAGTTCAGCGTCACAAAGCAGTCACCCATCCATGTGCCGCTATATTCAAGGTCTGGCTGCACATAATGTTTCGCCGACACAGTGCTCACACCCTGTGCCACCGTCCGCTCTTCACCGTTCTTATCGTATATCGTCCATTCTGCCATATCCTGAATACCGAAATTATTGCTGCAAATATATATTTAAATTGTATATTCCCCAAAATAATAGGTGAAAATTTAAGCAATATGTAGTTTTTTTATATTTTTGCCCAAAATTGATAGAATAAAGGATATGGCACAGTTAGGCACCTTATGGTTTGGCGCAGACATCGACATGACCAAACTGCAGCAGAAGATAAAGAGTGGTAATCAGAGCATCCTAGATGCTTTGAAGATAAACTATGACCAGGCTTCTTATCAGCAGATGGTGAGCCGGTTGAGAACTGATTTGGCCAAAGAGCATTTCGAAATAAAGCTGAGCGCAAACACTCAGAATATAGTTCAGAACATCAAAAACTCCACAAAGGGAGGTTTAAGCGGAACCACTATATCAGGTCTCGATGCCTTCAACGAGAAAATCGTGCGGCAACAGCATCTCGTTAATGATCTGACAGCTACGGTGGCCAGACTAAAGGCCGAATATTCCAAACTAGGTGGGCAGTCTAGGAAGACAGCTCTTGTAGATGCTCGTGCGGAACTGGCGCAAGAGAAGGCTGCCTTGCAGAATCTTCTCGCCAATAGAAAAGCATATAACGCTAGCGTGGCAGAGACAGCAAAGGCACAAAGGCAGGCCGCTGCCGAATTGAAAAGGATTCAATCCGACTCTATCCGTCTCAACACAACGCTGGCCAACGGTGTGCATATCTCTACTCAGTTCGGCTCCGCACTCAGCTCTCTCTTCGCTGTCGATGCTGCCCGTCAATTCCTGGGTAATGTCATTGAAATCGGTGGTCAGTTGGAAAAACAGCGCATCTCCATCGGAGCAATCCTTGGCGATACCGTAAAGGCTAACCACCTCTTCGACCAAATCAAAGGACTGGCTCTTAAATCGCCATTTGGTGTCGTCGAACTCGACCAGTACACCAAGCAACTATCGGCTTATGGCTTCCAATACAACGAACTGTTCGACATGACAAAGAGGCTAGCCGACATATCCGCAGGTGCGGGTACTGACATCGGTCGTCTCACACTGGCACTCGGCCACGTCCGCTCAGCTACTTACCTGACTGGTATCACACTCCGTCAGTTCTCCATGAACAATATACCGATGCTCAAAATGCTGGCCGACTACTATACGGAGGTAGAGAAGAAAGCAGTATCAACAGCGGAAGTACAGAAACGTATCTCCAAGCGCCAGGTCAGCTATGAAGATGTGATTGAGCAAATTCGCCGACTCACCGACGAGGGAGGTATGTTCTACAACATGCAGGAGAAAATTTCCGAATCCTTGGCGGCGAAGTTCAAGAACCTCAAAGATGCCATGGATATAATGTATGGAGAAATGGCTGAAGGTAAGGTAGGCGATTTGCTCAAAGGACTGGCTTCTGCGCTCCTGAAGGCTACGCGCCATTGGGGAGAGATCGCTAGAGTCATGGCAGTGGCGGCTGTTGGCTTCGGGATAATAAAAATCAGGGCAGGGATGAGCGCAATAGCCTTGCGTGGAACAACCGCTGCAACCTTAAAACAGGTCATGTCTACAAAGCAGCTAGAGGCAAGCAATCTTAGGGCGGCTGCCTCCTATCGGACTCTCTCTATGGAGGAGAAGAGGAAAATCGTCACGGCTAACACGCTGACGGCAGCTGATGCAAAACGAGCTTTGATGGCGAAGGAGCTGTCTAGAGAACAACTGCTGACGGCCATCGCCCTAAAAAGAATGAACGCTGCTGAGGCACAGGCTCTTGTCAAATTGGGCGTGCTGCAGCAGAAAGAAGTGGCGGCGGCATTGGCAGCGAACAGGCTGAAGGTGGCTCTTGCGGGTGTCGGAATGTCGCTTCGAAACGCCTTTAGTGGTATAGGGTTCGGGACATGGGCGACTATAGGCGCAATGGTCGGGATGGAACTTTATGCCTCCTACTCAGCATGGGTTGACCGCATCGACGGGAAAACACAGGAAATGAAAGACCTCATCAAGTCGCGCGTCATCGACTTGGAGAAGATGCAAAAGACTATCAACAAAGAGGGGAAGCCGAAAGATAGTACTGCTCTGCAGGGACGCATAGACGATATGAAACAGGTGCTGGCCAACTCTGAGGCTTATACGAAAACGCTCGACGAACAGTTGTCTAAGTCTTCTAGTTTGTCCGGACAATACGACATACTGGCAACGGCGATCGGCAAGGCAGCGGAGAAAAACCGACAAATGCTCGACTACCAAGACCGCATCAACAAGATGATTAAGGCTAGTAGCCTAGGCAACGCAAATGGATTGTTCGACCACGGCTTCTGGGAGTTCCCGTTATTCAACCATTTCTTCAATGACGAAATCTCTGACAATATGACCCAAACCCTCGATGCCTACAAGGAATTGAGGCAGGTCATCGACGGCTTATGGGAGTACAAGGATGCTATCAGCGAAGTTATCGACGAAATGCTCAAATCCAATGAGGTGTCAGAGGCATTCAAAGACCAGCTACGCAACGCACCGTTCGAGGAACAGATACGACTGCTCGCCGAAAGTGGATATTGGGGTATCTTAAAGGGGAAGGTGATTGCACTGAAACCAGAGTTCGCCGATTTTGCCGACAAACTGAAAGAGGCTGCTGAGGGCGTGACAAAACGGTGGGAGGAAATAGCCACCGACGACATTCCTCGCATGCTGCGCAAGGAAGCGGCGGCAAGGGGAATGAGCGAGAAAGAGCTGCGCAGATGGGCATTGGAGAATATCGACGACTTCAAGATGATGCTCGATGGTATCAACGACCAGTTGAGTATTCAGGAACCGGAAACCAGGAAAATGCTCAAACGGCTGTTCTACGACTATGTGAGCTTCGCAGGCATCAGCAAGGCCATCATCGAGGGTGAGGAAATAGGCCGGATGATTGGTGGCGAGGACAACTTGCTCAAAAAACTGCTCGAAGACGATAAGAAGGCTGACCTGCACGATAATAAGGCAAACGCCAGCAAGGATGGGGATAAGAACAAAAAAGACAAAGACCTCGAAGCTGCCAAGACTAAATTAGAACAGTATAAGGCTTTCCTCACCGAATATAAAAAGTACAGAGAACACTACAGTAAGGAGAAGGCTATTTCACTCCTCGAAGACTTGTTCCCCGACCTCAAACGAAAGGGTAAGAGGCTCGTCGACGATTATGTGTCTATGCTCGACGAACTGCGTGACTCGCTACCGGCTACTACTGAGGCAAGAAAGAAATTCCAAAACGAAGTCAACAAGACAAAGGCTGATACGATCTTCGACCGTGAGAAAGAGACCATCAAGGAGAATACAGAGGCCATAAAGGAGTACATTAAGCAGATGGAGGAACAATGGAAACTCTATCGCTCCTTGCTCAAAAAGTCAGGAGGCAACAAGAATATTGCGCAACTGGCTTTCTCCGACAATGGGCGAATTTGGGACGACACCGCAAAGGAGATGCTCAAAAAGTTCAATACGCGAGGGAACCAACTGGGTGTACTGCCGGTAGGATTCAGCTGGGACATGAACGAGAAAGAGATGCGTGAGGCTCTTGTCGATGCAAAGGGGCAGATACAGGATGAACTTGTCGAACTGGCCTTGGAAATCAAGAAGGTCACAGAACAGAACTTCGTGCAGTTCCTCGAAGACTCTGCCGAGGCTTACTCGAAATCGCTTTCCGCTGCTCAGAAACTAACGGAGCTAGAACGGCAGCGAGAAGATTTGGTAAAAGCGAGGAAGGCTGACAACGACAAGTCGGATGCCAAGCAGAAAGGATGGGACGTACAGATAGCTGCAAAAGACAAGGAGATAGCATCTCAGCGATGGGAGGCGTTCAAGGAAACCGAGGAATGGGGAAGGATATTCAGTAACCTCGACAGACTGAGCACGGACACACTCAAAGGGATGCTCAATAAACTAAAGGAAATTGCACCTTCCATCAACGAGGATGCAGCGGCCATGAAAGCTCTCTATGAGGCTATCGAGAAAATTGATGAGGTCATCAACCAGCGCAACCCGTTCGCTAAGATGGTCGAATCGTTGAGAAGTGCCAGCGCAATCAGGAAACTGCTTAAAACAGGATTCACAGACTACGGCTTCAGAAACGCTGAGGGCACATTCTCCATTGGCGCGGAGAATGCCCGCAAGCTAGGACTGAGCGTGAAGAAAAACGGGAAATACTCAGAGCGCGAACTGAGAGATGCACTTAGAGGGACTGAGAGCGATTTTGCCGAAACTATCAGCGACTTAGAAAAGCAGTTCAAGGCCGTGCAGGAGGTCTTACAGCCTGTTATCGACCTCTTTGAGCAACTAGGAAACGAAAGCCTCAGCTCGTTCTTCTCCATCGGCGGCAATGCCTTCGGAGCTGCGGCGCAGGTGGCTGGCGGGCTCAACACGCTGGGGCTGGGCAGTCTTGGCCCTTATGGGGCAGCGGCGGCAGCGGCCCTGTCTGTAACATCGTCGCTACTGGCGATGCACGACGAATCATTGCAGAAAGAAATTGAGGCTTCGCAGGCTCGACAGAAGGAAATGGAGAACCTGACAAAGAACCTCGAAAAAGCATTGGAGAGGACGCTTGGTGGTGTCTATGAGACAACTGCCACGTCAGACATGCTTTCGACGCTCAGAAATGAGATAAAAAGCGACTCGTTCCTGACTAAGTTCTTCGGCGACTATAAAACATACATGGGGCAGGACACCATCAAGGCGGTAAAAGAGGCTGAGAAATCCAAGTCCTACTACGATGCAACATACGCTTCCTTGCTCGCACAGCGCGACGAGATTAAACATCAGCAGCAGCTCGAAGAGGGTAAGAAGAAGAAAAACGAGGAAGCGATAGCCGACTATCAGCAGCAGCTCGAAGAGATGGACGACCAAATCAAGAACTTTGCCGCGGATATGGCGAAGGCTCTCTACGACATCGACATCAAGTCTTGGGCGGAAGACCTCGGAAGTGCGCTCTTTGAGGCATGGCAGAAAGGTGAGGATGGAGCAGAGGCGTTCAAAAAGAAAGCATCGGAGATTATTGCTGAACTGGCGCAAAAAATAGCTGTGACTAAACTCATCGAGACGGCCATGCAGCCTGTACTCGATGCGGTCACGTCCGAAATGGAGAAGAAAAACGGACAGCTCGACGAGCAGAGCATCAGTGCAATATCCGATGCCATGAACCTCGTGGGAACTACGCTGCCACAGTCTTTCAACAACCTCATGGACGGTCTCAACCAGGGAATGATGAAAGCAGGACTGGCTGACATGAGACAACTCGAAGAGAGCACAGAGAGTTCGTCAACAACGGCAGGCATCAAGAGCATCACCGAGACTACCGCCGACCTGCTGGCAAGCTACATCAATGCTGTCCGCGCCGATGTGTCTATGATGAGAATGGAACAGTCCATCAACCTCCCGGCTATCACCCTGGCCGTACAGCGCACATCGGTACTGGCTGAGACGCAAGTGCAGCTACAGACGCAGATCGCTGCCAATACGTTGCGCAATGCTGATGCAGCTGAACGCATCTACGACATCATGCACAAAATAGACACAGGCATCACGAAAGTAAAAGTAGGATAAAAAAAGAAGCGGGGGTCATTCCTCCGCTTCTTATTTGTAGTGAATATTAGTAATATGGAAAGAACTATTCCTCCTGAACATTGTCTTGCTCTCCCTGCTCTTCACATTTTTCTATATAAAGGCAAGCTGCTTGAACAATATACGATAAGCCGACAACAAAGATAGAGCTAATTGCCATACCGATACATTGGTACGACAAAAACTTCCAAAAGACGACAGCCTCCCTGTCTCTAGAGTAATAGCCAATTCCGGCTTCCCATGCTTCGGCGTTACAAACAATAAACAAGATAATGCCACCTACAAACATGATAAGTGCAAATGCTTGAAGAATTTTAGGAACATACTTTCTCATAACGATATAATATTTTATGTTTTTAGCAAATATGATGCAAATATAGTAAAATACGTGTAAGGATGTAATACCATTGCCGATTAATTAGGATAGTTTAAGAAAAAAACTATCATCACAGCCACATTGCATTATATATATAATGGTGGCCGCAACAGCCACCATTATTTCTTTCCTCCCTACACTGCTACGCACGGCACTCCACTGCAACACGGCATTCTATGTTGCAGAAATCATATCGTCCCTCTTTCATGATAAGGTCACAGATATGACGCATTTCTGAAGGTGGTATGCTGCAAGCGTGCAGCCATGCCTCCACATACTCGATGTCGGAATAGCCGATATTCTCCAGACGGAGAACGTTCACACAATCACCGACGGGTGTTAATGTCATCGTCATAACATTATGCTGCATCGAGGACAGAGCACATAAGCGGCGGCAGGGAACAGCAGTCGTCCTATCTCGCCAGCCAGATATGCAGCCTCTTCGCTCTTGGGGTCAACACCGTAGTA